CATCGAATATAATGAGATCATAGCTTCTACCAACTACTGAGTCTACCTGATTGATAGAACCCATTCGTATTGTAGAACCGTTTGATAGTTCAATAACTTTATCTTTTGCATTGTCTCGTGTTACCTCTAAGTCAAAATGCTTGATGAGATTTCTCTGTAAGTCAAATGAGATTTGAGATAATGAATAGTTTGGAGACATTAATAGTACATGAGCTCCTGGTACTAAACAGGTTAGCTGTCCTATAATGTTGCTGATATATGTTTTTCCTTGTCGTCGTGATACTGCTGCACAGACAAAACGATATTTAGGATTGTTGATTGCATTGATGATTGCAGTCTGGGAAGTGTTTGGTGTGACATTGAGTAAGTTAAGATACCCTTCAATAGGTAGCTTTATGAAACGATGTTCGGGATTCATGTCCATTAAGTAGTCTTGCACTACATCGGAACGACTTATTTCAATCAATGTAAGGTCTCTTTTTCAAATAGGTTAAAGGGATCGTCGGAATCAAAGAGTCCGTGTTCTTTTGCAAGTTGTAGAAGATATAGGTAGCCACCACATAAATCGATAATTTCACTTTCAGCGTCAGATGGAGTTATTCCATTCACTTGTCGTGTTTGAAGTTTCTTGAGAACTTCTGCGGCATGCAGGGATAATCCTTCTAGCCATACTGCTCTTCGATCTATTACTTTTGGTACTGTCATCCTTTCCTTCTTTTACTTCCAAATCTTCTTTTCTGGGAGCGAGGTGGTCTTTTCTTTGAACCACCTTTACCTGCCCAAAATACTTTGTTTGCCCAATAGGCTGCGGAAGATTTTCCTTTACGGATATTCTTTCCATGTCTCGCTTTGAAACTTCTTCTGGCTTCAGGGCTATAATTATGCCCCATGCCTTGCGCTCCAAAGCGAATGATTTTCACTTTGCCACCGACTCTTACAGCTACAACTGCTTTCTTTGTTCGGTGCTTAGGAGTTCTTTTAGGTTTATTTAGCCCGCTTAGTCCTGCCTTTTTTAGCCTTGCTTTTTCTGCTGTCGTTAGTGCCATTGTGTATCATGTTTACGACTTTACTAAGTCGTCCTGCTTTCATAAATTTATGAAAGTCTCTGTGAATAATATTTATCTTCTACGTAGTATTCGACCTGCACCTTTTTTGCCAAATCTAGCCCTTTTGGGGTTGACTGTTTTGCCGAATCTTGGTCCGATTGCTTTCGGGGCAGCTCCGTAGAACCCACCTGGAGTGGATGAAGGAGTCTTTGTATTTACAAAGTTTCCTGCAGCTGCGTTCATGTCTCTAGTGACACCTCTTTTTAGTACATGCTTTCTTAATTTAGATGTACCGTGAACACTTGGTCCACTTAGAAATCCGCCTTGTCTTGCCATTTTCTTTTCCTAAACAGGCTAAGCCTGTTCCGTCCCATTTTTTAAATGAGTTTTTAATAATTCTTTATTAGTATGTGGAGAATTTAATATTTCTCTGAGCTCTTGACCCCACATGAGTTTATTTTCTAGAGCTAATCCAAATTGTTGAGATAGTTGTACTACTCCCATTATTTCGGCTATAATTTCTTTTCTGTTCATGCTAGTCCTTATATGACTTAGCTAATGAATTTTAGCTTTTAGCTTTTTCTTCCGCTTCAATCATTTTATCTTTGATATCCACTTGGCCATCCCAGTTCTTATCTTTTCCTGAGACAATGTTCACAAATTGTGTCCATTTAATCTTTAACCATTCTACCATTTTCTTCCTCGAATTGTTTTAATAATTTATAATAATTTTCCCGAAACTCGCCTTGAGAAATTCTTTGAAGAGCCCAGTCAGCAAACTGACGTTCTTTATCTCTTACCTCGTCTAGTTTTTCTTTTTGCGATTGTTCGAACATTTGTTGGTTTACCTCTCACTCCTTGTCTTACTGCTCGTTTTCTACGAACAGCAGATTTCTTTTGAGCTTTGCTCATAGTTCTAGCACGAGCTAGAGGTACGCATTTTGGGTAGCCTTTTCTGGAAGTTTTTGCTTTTCCTCTACCACAAGGTTGATATTTGCCTTTCTTTTTAGGACGACCAATATCCACCCACTTTTCTTTGAACCATTTCTTTAATCCTGTACTAGCCACGACGATACCTCCCGCCAGCTTTTTTATATTCTCTGACTAGATATGCGTTGGCATATGCACTAGGATAGACTGCAAATTTTCTTTTTGTTTTTGCTTTGATTCTGGCATAAAGTTTTGCGTTAGTAGGTATGTTTCTCTTTTTACGAGTACTTCTACTTTTTCTTCTTCTTGCCACGTCTTTTCTTCTTCTTAGGTCTTCCAACCTTTCCGCCGTAAGTTCCTTTACCGTAAGGCATACTCTCTCCCTATGTCCAACGAGGGGGTTCCTCAGGACACTCTGCCCATCTTATTTTAGTTTTGAGGGGCATAAAACAATTACAAACTTTGCATACCTTCCACCTTTTATCTAGGTTTGGGCATTCTTTGCAGATCTTATAGCGTTCCTCGTGGGAAAGCTTTTTCTTCATCTCAGTTTTTTAGGTATTTTTTGTCTGCGTTGTCGTCTTAAGTTAGTCTTTCTAGCCATGAGCATTTTTACTCTTTTAGAAAGTTCTTGTGAAGGTTCTGCACCTTCCCCATCAACGACTTTTGTTGAGTCTGTTTTCTCAACTGCTTTTTTCAAAGCTTCTTCTATACTATTGCTCATTTGTTAATCTTGCTAGTGCTATTTTTGCAAATTCCTCAGTAGTGAAGTTTTCTTGTCCATTTCCCCATTTGAAGCACCATAGTTCTCCATCTTTAAAAATAACACCTTCTTCTCTTTCTACAGGTTTTGCTTTAGTTTTTGATGTTTTCACATCTTTTGTTTCGTATCCTTTTATCATACTTTTTCCTTTAACTGTGCATCATTACTATTGTTCCAATAGTAGATACACCTCCTAATATTAGAGTGCCTGCGACTCCAATCATTATTGATTCGATTCTATTAATTTGTTTTTCAACATCTGCAAATTTATTAAACGCAGTTTTCCATCTTTCTGCACACACAGCTTCATGTTTCGCTAAATCTGCAGCGACTTCGTTAAGTTCCATATTGAATTCCCTAATATTCTTGAAGATTTTTCTTCATATGTTCATAATTATATCAAAAGTGAGCAGAAGTGTCAAGTACTATTTTCTGATGGTGTATATTTTAACTGGTTCCGACTTGCCTTTTACCGTTACTTCATCTAAGAACTCGTAGTCGTATCCGTCAACTAAACTGTACTCAGATATGACAAGATCGACATCGTAGTTTTTACATGAGGACTCTAATCGGGCAGCTAAGTTTACAGCATCTCCTAAGACAGAGTAATCAAAACGACTACTACTACCAAAGTTACCAACGACGCATAAGCCAGTATTAATTCCTGCTCCTGTATTAATTTGGTCAAGATTTTCTTCTTTAAGTTTTTCATTTAATTCTCCTAGTGCCTCGCGCATCTCGAGTACACACTCTGTAGCCTTTCTTTCTTGATCATCGATGTCAAGTGGTGCGTTCCAGAAAGCCATAATACAGTCTCCCATGTATTTATCTATGGTTCCGCCATGTTTTAGTATGATTTCTGTTTGATTATCCAAAAATCGGTTGATTAATTTTGTAAGACCTTGCGGGTCTTTTTGGTATTTTTCAGAAATTGGTGTGAATCCTCGAATATCTGAAAAAAGAAAAGTGAGTCGTTTCGTCTCCCCACCCAATCTCAGCAATGTTGGGTCCTCCTGTAATTTTTTCACGAGGTCTGGAGATACATACGTCCCGAATTGTTGTTTAATTTGTAATCTCAGCAAATACTGCGTAATAAAATTACGGAAACTTTCAATACTCCAGAATAAAAACCAGATTATGATAAGGCCTGTGACGTCAAACAAGTAAGAAGATTGAAACAAGTACCAGGCGCCGAACATTGAACCACCAATTAGTGAAAATATTACAGGCGCACTAATGTAAATGGATGAAACTGTTAAGGCAACAAGTAATAAGCCGAGTGTAAGGCCAAGTAACTCTCCTGCTGGAGCCCAACTAGGGGTAGAAGGAGCAGAACCATTAATAAGATTATGTAAAATATTTGCTTGAACTTCATGTGGGTATTTTAAACCTGCTGGTGTTGGAGTTGGGTTAACTACACCCTCTGCTGTTACTCCAAAAATAACAAAAGGTGCATCTATTGGACTCTCTAAAAACTCTAATCCTGTTTGTTTGTAGAATTTTGTGTTCCAATCTAAAAATATTCTAGCATTTGCATCTGTTTTCATTAAAGGGTAGCTAGGAACCCTTATCCAATCAATACCTTCTTGTGTTGTTTTTAGCTGGTACGAAGGATCGTTTACTGCGAGTCTTAAGAGTTCCAAGGCGAAAGCTGGGTAAAGTTTTGACTGCACGTTTACGACTAGGGGAATACGACGAGTAACCCCGTCTATTTCCGGCGTAGCGGTTACTAGCCCTAGCCCCTTTCTGCTTAACTCCAGAATAGACTCTGTACGTAAAATTCCTTGGTACTCGTATAGCCATGGTAATGGATCCTCC